ATTATATCTTTTAGAGAATATTTATTTTTAAAACAAATTTATTACGATTATTTATCGGAAACTTCTTTATAAATTCGCTAAATAATTCTCTAAAAAATCTCCAGTGTTACCCTCATCATCTTCGTCTAAGTAATCTTTATAAGCATCACTTAAAGATTTTAAATTTAAGGATTCTTGATCAGTTGTACTTGTTACACTATCCATATCATCTTTATCTTGTTGATAATCACCATACTCAACACCTGATCCAGTCTCTCCAAATTTTTTAATAAAATCATCTGATATGAAAGCTGTACCTCCACCAATTCTTGCTTGTTGTTTTCTTTGACCTTCTGTACTAGAAAGAATATCTTGTTCAACTTTAGCTCTCGAATCACCAGCTGCTAAACGGCTTTTCCAATATTCCGATCCACCAGCATCAGGCTCTCTTCCTAAATACTTATTGTACAAAGTCGTAACATAATTATCATCTGTTCCTTGACTCTTATCAACAGGTCCTCTATAAGTAAACTTTTCTCTTTCCAAAATATTACCTACTCCTTCGCTCATTCCAGATGGTTTATTACCTAAAGCTCCCATAGTTTGATCTGGATCAGCTCTATCACTTCTAAAATCAGCTCTATCTAAAGTTTGTCTTTGAGTCCTACGAAAATCAGGTACATCTGCTTCTCTTTCAGCTTGTAAGTTTGCTTGTTCTACCGCTTTATCTTGTAAATACTGTGCAATAAAATCTTTAGATTTTTTTGTTGGTTCAGTAGTAACTACAAAACCCCTAGTACCTTTAACTTCGTTATCGTCCGCCATGTGCTGGTTTTACTTTTATTTCTATACTGATTCTATCGGTGACAAACTCATGTAAATGGTGCGCCCCAACAATGCCGAAAGGCAACAAGATCAAAACCAAGAAGAGTTCCGCGTAAGTAATCGGGCGACGCATAGCAATCAGTATCCATTCCTTCACGATTTTAGCCAACTTATCTCAACCATGCCCATAAAAGATTTAAAAAATGATCTCTTGACAGAACAACAAATACAATTAGCTACCACTTTGTGGGAAGCTAGTAGATCAAAACGTCAATGTGATCCAGAT